CGCGTTGTTTCCGGTATATCGACTTTGATGTACGGGTTAATTTGTCTGGCGACAGTGGCAAGGTCTTTATTCAGGAGGGCTTTGCATTCTGCTTCGGTATACGTTTTACCGAGCATGATGTCTTTTCCGGTGTGTCCGTGGCATACAGTCCATACGCCAACGATATCTTTGTATGGTATGTAGCTGACACCTTCCAGACCATCGTTACCACCTGGGCCAGTGATGAGCACAGACGCTATGGCAATAGCCCCACCACCAATAGCAACTGCAACAGCCTTGCGTAATGATGGCGACATTATTCACCTCTCGCAGCCTTACGCTTGTCTTCTCTGATTTTGAAGTACAGATTTGTCAGATAAGTCAGGAAGCCCAGAACCAGACTCCCCAGTACACCAATCGCAGCCCACTGTGACGGACTGACCTGATCAAGCCACTGTAAAAACCAGTAGCCAGCACTGCCTGCGGAGGTGCCGTAGGCAATGCCCGTTGAAATTTTGTCCATGGATTTCATAGCCTCACCTCCGCAAATAACGGATGGCGTAGTTTTACACTGAGAAATGAAAGGGATTTGAAAAGAAAAAACCGCAAAAGCGGGCGAAACGATATATACAGTAAGGAAAGCACTCTATCCAACAAACCACTCACAGTTAATCGGAATAAAAGCAGAGTGCTTATGAATGATCGCCTGCCCGAAGGTTAGTATTTCTGCACAGCAATTTTGCAAAAAAAAGCGATCATTCATAACTTAAACGTCTTTCAGTCACTCCGGGATTTCCCATCATCGCAGACTGAAAGACTCTAACTGGAGCGGGCAGCGGGAATCGAACCCGCATCATCAGCTTGGAAGGCTGAGGTAATAGCCATTATACGATGCCCGCATATGGTGCCGACTACCGGAATCGAACTGGTGACCTACTGATTACAAGTCAGTTGCTCTACCTACTGAGCCAAGTCGGCACTGGACCGCCACCGGGGACTCGAACCTCGCACACTCAACTTAAAGGGTTGACGCTCTTTCCTGATGAGCTAGTGGCGGTTGGTGGCCCTTGCTGGATTTGAACCAGCGACCTGGCGATTATGAGTCGCTCGCTCTCACCACTGAGCTAAAGGGCCGGGCGCAGGATAATAACGTTACGAAATCAATGTTGCAAGCATTCAAAAATCACCCTTATCTCCTCCACCAGCGCATTCACCATGTCTATCCGAGATAAGTGGCACAAAAAACCCGCTTGTGGGCGGGTTTTGTTTGCTTTTGCCATCACGTAAAAAATCGGCAAAATATCAGATTTGCATGAATATATGCCTTTCAATCTACTTTTGCAACACTTTGCTTTGAAAATGCCGTCTTTTTTTTGAACGTGTTCTCATTACAAACAATAAAGCCTCACTATCCAGTCGGTGAAAAATGTGTTTCATTGCAACCCAGTGACGAGTAAATGTTTTGGACCAGTTTTTAGTTGTCACTCCCGCCAGTAATGCCAGCTCCTGGTATTCATAACCTTCCCCACCAAAAAGTTCTGCTTTTACTGCCTGCGCCGCCAGCCAGATTAATTTTTTCAGGCGTTCCTGCGTTTTCCCTGCAATTTTTCTGGTACCGGATTGAGCATTAAATTCATTCCACGCCCACTGTGTTATCGCGATCTGATATTCCCAACAAATACTCCCGCTGTAACACCACAACAACCAGGCTTTATGATGTTCTTCAAGAGACAGAACAGCCCGCCGCCACGATGATGTCGAAAACTCAACCGGACTGACCAGAGGAATTGACGTCCCCTTCGCCAGCGATTGCTTTCCCGGGATTGGTGGATTATCCCGCGTTATCATTTTTCCAGTCACTTCATCGCGGTACCGGATTTTTTTACGCCTGTAACGCCCTGTATCGAACATGGCATTCTCTTGCCAGGCTTCAAGCTGACCTTTTGTTGCCCCACTCAAATCAGCGGTGGCGATAATGAGCTGCTCACGCACAAACTGTAAATACTGGTTATTCATGCGCACCCCAGTTCTGTGATTTTTATCCCCAGCCGCCCACCAGGAACGAGCTGACCGCGCACAATATTGATTTCATCAAACTGCTCGTCGTCTATAAGTAGTCCAGCATGCGTCAGCGCATCCAGCGGTGCCTTCAGGATATTGTCCAGGTCACGACGGCGCTTATCCGGTGGCTCTGCAATAATCTTTATCGCCAGCCTTCCGGACAGGTTTAATTTCAGTCGCTGCTGGCGAACAATTAGCGCCACATCACGGCGATAACGCTCACCGGCTTTTGATACAGTCGCCAGTAGGTGTTCACCGTTGGCGGGTAAGGCAAAACAAATTCTATGCGTTCGGTCATTTATGCTTTCCACTTCAGAACACCCGAATTTCTCGCGTGCATTAAAAAACGAATCAGCAACAACAACTGACTACCGTGTTTTTCTTCAAAATCTTTTACCCCGGCGTGTAGTTCGTTATGGCATTTACGACACAGCGGAATAACAAACAAATCGTCAGCCTTTGTTCCCATCCCTCCCAGTCCATGACCAATGATGTGGTGCGGATCATCTGCCTGATTGCCACACGTCATGCATTTCTGCGTTTTTACCCAGCGCGTGTATACAGGCATCTCTTCCCGTTGTGGTTTCTGGCGCTGGAGATACTGAGCCGGAGATTCCGGATCAACGGCAATGCTGACCACCGTCTCTTCCTGTGGTGGATTCTGTTGCTGGTGGGCGTGAGGCAGCGGCGCAAGATTTTTTGTGCGCTGCTTCAGTATGCTGGTGGCGGTCTGCTCTCCCGGCACGATGTCGCTTTCACGGTACATTGAGCGGATTTTTTCCGCACGCAACCCCAGCGAACGACGTAATACCGCTTCCGGTAGCGCGTCCGCCACCTGATTGCGGACCGCCCACCAGGATAATTCAGCCAGAGATAATTCACGCTCCTGCGTACCGCTTATTGCGTGACCGATGACGTCAATCATCCATGCTGACAGGTTTTGATGAGCAAGTTGCTCGAGTGATTCGGATGTCTGGTCACGCAACTGGTTGTCGCAGTGCCAGCACAACACCATTGCGCCGGTACCATAACGGTGAATGACGGTTTCGCTGTGATGATAATCGCCGTGTGGCCACTGGCAGGATTTAATATGGCGCAACAGCCAGTCAGACAATGCACCAGCACCACCAGCAGCACGAATCACCCGTGCGTTACTGAAAAACGGCAGCAATGTTTTGTCTTCCACTAGCGGCTGGCGAACGGCAGGAACGACCCCGGACGGCAGATTACGCATGCTTTTCGGTTCCGGCTCCACCAGTACCCGGGTATTGTGGAATACCGGCATGGATTCACGGCCTGGCTTAAGGACCACCAGCCCGAGTTCCGGAACCAGAACAGGTCGAAGTAATACCCGCACATTACCTCCAGATCCGTTGCTGGAACGTGCAGGACGGACGCGGTGGCCGTTCGGAATAAGGGAGCCTGACGAAGATTATCCAGTGACGATAATCGAGACTGAGGGCTTTCTTAATCTCGTATCCGTGTCTGCGGTAGCGCTGAATCAGCCATTCAGCCTGTTCTTCGGTGCAGGGGTCGTGCTGATACCAGTCAGATTTGAATGCATGAGAACGCCGCCCGTGCCTGCTGGCAGGGGCGGCAGAGTTATCCGAATTGTAAAATTTGGTATCGTGCGCCATCTGTTTTCTCTGCTGGCGCAGCAGGTGCCAGTTGTTCAGGCTGACGGATGGATTGTAAACCAGAACGACCAGAAAAAACAAAACCCGCCGAAGCGGGTTAAGTGCGGGTGCGTTGAGGATGCCTGACACATCAGCGGTGGCGAGGGATTTCTCCCCCGCCGGGTCTCTTACTCCTCAGGTTCGTAAGCTGTGAAGACAGCGACCTCCGTCTGGCCGGTTCGGATTCGTACCTCGCAGAGGTCTTTCCTCGTTACCAGTGCCGTCACTATGACGGTTAAACAGATGACGATAAGGGCGATTAACATCGCCTTTTGCTGCTTCATAGCCTGCTTCTCCTTGCCTTTCGGCACGTAAGAGGCTAACCTACATGTGTTCAGCATGGATTGAGCCTCAGATTAATGTTAAGCGTCTTGCAGGACGCGTAATGTTAACTGGGGCTTTTCTCTATCTGCCTTTTGGTGTTCATGCCTGAGACAGATAGCCTCAAGCACCCGCAGTCATTCTACTTAACTAAGATTTCCCTGCAAACCGTTTTTGTCCGGCACAGTAAATATCCAACTAAACCAATAGCGTTCGCTGTATTTACCGCCAGTATTCAATGCACATGACCGCCATGAACACCCCTAAAAAAAGGGCATTTATATGTCCAAACATTAATATCAAAACATCAATTTTTTCCATATACCTTGCTGTGAAGATGATGGGCATACATGATGCGAACAACCAGAACGCAACAAACAAAAACTGCAATGCGTTTTTCATTATTCCCCCTACAATCAATGTGCAATAACATTTAAACACACCTCAATTTGGCCGGACATATAAATATCTAAACCAGAAAAAATCACTTACATAGCGTTACAAACTCTTTAGTCTAAATACTCATCGTAAAACATTCCCCATACTTATCAGTCCGTTCCGCGCCAGGTAGCTTATTGCCTTATCTGGCAACCTATAATCAGGTTTCCGCTTTTTCAGTTGGCTGGTCGTTTAACCGACATAGTTAACCCATTAATCTGGTTGCCGGATGCTGGTGGATTTTCGCGTTTTAGTTGTTCATAAAAGTGCACAGCTTTAACCAGTTCTTCTGATGTAACCGGGACTGGTGGGGCAGTGAATAAGGCCTGAATTTCATAGTTCGGCCTGTCGTTACAATCCTCTTTTTTCGGTACATATTTCCAGTCACCAACCCACAACTCCCCCTGAGAGTCCATAACACCTTTTTTCACGTAGCGATATCGCCACGCTATCGGCTCTGCTTCCAGCGATGCCCGTGCAATTTTGAATAACTCGCCCTCTACTCGCGCCATCCCTGAATTGGGGTGGCATTTCGTAATCGCTATTTTTAATTTGGCTTCTTCGATTAATTGTTCTTTTGTTAATTCAGTCATTTTCATTACCGCCCTTTCAGGCGGCCTCCTGATGTTCTGAGGGTGCAGAAATCCCTCCGGTTAAGGATTAAATTTTATTTGCTGTGCTAAATTTAATTATTCAGTTTTTATTCCTGCTCTCAAAACAGCCTCTGCCATTCTGATATCCGGATTTTCTGAAATCATCTTTTCCGGCGAGTCGCAATCACCACCACATTCAGTTATGCGTTCATGACCAAAACGAATTGTGGTTTTGTGCGCATTAATCATTTGTGTAAGCGCATCTGTCAATTCTGCAATGCGTTTGTCTTTAACTTCCAGCTCTTTCAGTAAAGCCAGTACGTCAGGATCGCTAACATCAACGACGGTTACGCGCGATTTCAGGTAATGCTCATCCGCAAAAGTTCGACCAGTTTTAAAATATCCATCATCCCCCTCACCTGTGCAGGCATACACAATATGCGTTCTGGAAAATATGCGCTGTATCGACATTTCATCGCCACAAACAGGACATTCCGGCACCTGAATTGGTGAATAACGTTCACGTAATGCCTGGTAATTAGTCTTGCACACTGGCTGTCTCCTGAAAAATCACCGCATGCCCCAGTTTCTCCGCCAGCGCCAGTTCTGCCTTAGCGCCTGCTGACCGCTGCCAGCCTTTCAGCATGTAAATCGCATCCACACAACGAATCATCGCCATGCAGATATCCATGTACTGCGGCTGTGTCAGCCCGTCCGGAAGTACTGCCGGGTTTAAGACGGTATGCCCTTCCCGTTTCAGTTCCTCTTCCGCATTGTGAAACGCCTCACGGTTGAAATTTTTATACCCGGTCATTGGACCGGCGATATAGACTCTCACCCTCACGCCATCACCTCCTGAAAATTACCCTGATAAAACGACAATATGCGCTGCATAACTTCGCTCTTCCGGCACTCGCGACAGATTATGTTTAGGCGACTGTCGTAGCGACGTATTTCTCCGTCAGGTAATGACCAGATAAGGTCCGGATCAACCGCAGATGGTTTCTTCAGCTTTGCCCTTGAGAGCTTTTTACGAGCATTTTGCCAGTCCTTACGCGCCTGTTCAGACGGGAATAACCCGTAACCAGAGTTGTATACATCGCCACTGGCAACCAGCTCTCTGGCCAGAATGCTCATCAGATATCTTGTTGCCCCAGTTTTAGCTTCCAGTTGTCGTAACGTCTCGCGCCCACTCTGGCGTACGAGTTCAAGAACCTGCCCTTTAATTTTTTCCCGCTCTTCTTGTGTAAAAACTTTTGCCACAAGCCCTCCTGAAAATTACCTCATGACCAGAAATTAACACTTACCCCCTGAAGCCCGGCGGAATTTCGTTATCCGGTTCAGAAATATGATTCACACAACGCTGGTTGTTCGTGCCGCTTACCGGGAGCAACCAGGGGTTCTCAAAATTCCGGTCCGGTCCAAAAAACGTCGTCGCTCGCTGAACAAATTCCGTTCCCGTTTTCCCGGTAGCCGCCAGGTATCTTGCGTAACGCCTCACGCCATCCAGCATGGCCTCTGGTGGCACCCCCTCGCGTAATCTGGCCTTCCAGGCACTGAAAGCGGATTTCTTCGGGTTTGCCCCGGCACGCAACGGGTACTCCCGCCAGACCTGTTCGAACACATCCGGATAATCCACTCGTCCCACAGACTGCCCGGTGTTTTCCGGGACTACCCGATCGGCTTCCCGCTGAATGGCGGAATCGGCTTCAGGCTGCTGCAGTTGGTGTGATTGCTCCGGACTTGCGGTCATCACCTGCTGCACAGCGCCCGAATCGGCTTTCAGCGCATACGCTGAATCGGCTTCCGGTGTCGTGCCTGCTGGCTGACCAGGATTGACGGTCTGAACATCCCCTGCCTGGTTCGTGGCGTTTTTTACGCCATGGACCATAGTGTTTTGATCTTCTTGATCTGTATCTTTATCTGTATCTTTATCTGTCGTGACTCGTCGTGACATGTGCGTGACATATCGTGACGCGCCGTGACAATCGCCATTTTGTTCCCGCTTTCTTTCCCTCTCTCGCTGCGCCCTCTTGCGCTCTGCAGGAGATTTTGCGGTTTGCGAAATATTGCCGTTGTCCTCTTTCAGCACCTGGCGTTTTTCCCATCCAGTGATTAAATCACCATCAAGTACCCGCCCCTGCATCGTCTGCAAAATTGAATCAATTACCTCTTCTGTCACGTCGAGCGCACTTGCCAAATCTTCTGTCGTGACATCAATGTGACCTCGCGTGACATTTCGTGACGCGCTCACCAGGAGGTGGATATACACTGCCATCACTGTTGCAATTGGCTGCCCTGACACCCTGGCAATTGTTCGCCACTTAGGGTCATTTGGCATGTCATGCCATAATCTGAGCCAGGCGTTAGCCATACTCACCTCTTTTGATACCGAATCTTTTTACTCACAAATTGCCGGAAGTGATCCGGTATGAATATTGCGAGTCAATGCACAGCCACAATATTTCCTGCAGGGCCACCACGATTCATCTGGTTGAAACCAGCGATCGCCACTGCGACAAAATCATCAGCGTCTCTCACCAGTCGTTCCCGCGTCTCCACTAGTTCCCGAAAATAGGCTGAGCTATGGCTGCGCATTCGGGCCACCAGCAGAGGTGGCATTGCTTTTTCGATAGCTGGTAACAACGCCTGAATTTTTTTAAGCGCATCAGGGGGGTCTTTCTCCACCCAGCGGAAAATTTTCTGAGTATTGCGAGCCAGGGCTTCCGGATGGCTGTCGTCATACAGTTCCGGGAACGTCATTCCCAGCTCGAAATACGCTTTGGTAATTTTCGCAGCCGGTACTTTTTCGCCGTCCGGATGCGCCCAGGCATTCATCGCCATGCGGATGTGTTCATGCTTGATTTTCATGAATCAACTCCCATCAGCTTTTTCGTAGTAGTTTTATTCCTGCCAATAGTTAAAATTGCATCGGCAGAAAATAATCCGTTTGATGCAAGAGCGATTTTTTCAGCGTAATTTGTTTCGCCGGTATATTCTGTGCGAGGCAATTTTCCGTTATCCATCCATTTATAGATTGCTCTTTGGCTGACACCACAAACGTCGGCCACAACAGCAACGCGAACAGTTTTGATTACATCTTCAAGTGTTTTCTGGTTCATATCACCCTCACAATGTGAACTTTGAGTACATGCTATAACAGAACTGACAGTACATTCAAGAGCGAATATCATTGAACTTATGGTTCATGAAGATAAAGCGCGTAAAGAGTTCGCCAGTAGGCTTGCGCTAGCCTGTGAAAACGCTGGTTATGAACAACATGGAAGGCAGGCAGAAATTGCCCGTCGAATGAAATTAACACCAAAAGCGGTTAGCAAATGGTTTAATGGCGAAACAATTCCTCGCCGGGAGAAATTAAGGGAATTAGCAACACTAATAGGAACAACACCAACCTATCTTTTGGGAGAGGATACAGAAGAAAGTGGACAGGTACGTTTCTATCAGGAGTTAAATCCAAGACAAAAAATCATCATTGACCTTCTGGACGAGCTCCCTGACAGTGAGACAGATGAACTTTTAAAAACTCTTGAAGAGAAAAAACAGAAGTACAATGCAATTTACGAAGAGTTAGCACGAAAGAAAAAACAAAAAGCCTCTTAAACCAGCATAAATCCGGTAGCGCCTTCCTCCGGGTTTGTGCTTCACTTTATCCCATCTCATTTTTTTACACACAAAATGTACTATAAGTACTTTACAACAATGAACGCAAAGTACATTATATACCTGCCACCCACCCCGCCCCACAGAATGCAGGGCAATACTTCGAGTTACCAGGCAGTGGTCAGGGGTTAAGTAGCCAGCCCGAGGCGTAAGAACATGACGGCAGGGTTCAACTTTAATAACTATGCAGCAGGTTTTTGTTCCGCTACCCCGGCGTTAAGGGGAAATGAGGTCAGCATGGATACTATCGATCTTGGCAACAACGAATCTCTGGTGTACGGCGTGTTTCCCAACCAGGACGGCACCTTCACCGCAATGACGTATACCAAAAGCAAAACGTTTAAAACCGAATCTGGAGCGCGTCGCTGGCTGGAAAGAAATTCAGGTGGGTGATATGGATTTCGACACAATCATGGAAAAGGCTTACGAAGAATACTTCGAAGGCCTTGCCGAAGGCGAAGAAGCTCTCAGCTTCAGCGAATTTAAACAGGCGCTTTCCAGTTCGGCAAAATCTAACGGCTGATAAGCGAAACAGCACGCGAGGAATCAGTATGCAGAAACGAGAACCCGTCATCATCGCGCCAGACTATACCGATGATGAACTTTATGAGTGGATTTTGGCGGCATCAGTTTCATTGCTGGCTGATGTCCGCCCTTTTTAAAGTGAATTTTGTGATGCGGTGAATGCGGCTCAGCGCACGCGGAACAGTTAAAACAGTAAGGAAAATCCCTTATTCCGGCGTTAATTATTAACTGGTTAACGTCACCTGGAGGCACCAGGCACCGCATCAACAAAGTTCACTTCGGTGATGAAAGGTAAGAGAAAATGTTGAATGTAGCTATTGAAAACCAGAACGGGTGGAATTATAGTGCACCTGCACCTCATAAAACGGGTGCCGGGCGTGGAAACCCGAAATCATTCACGGCGCATAACCGCGCTCAGGCGGTTTTTTTATGCGTTAAGCACAGCCACATTCGCATTATGGTGGGGCGTGCAGGGCAACCGCAAGGCTGGCCGGGTTCCGTGATGACCGGTATTTCCACCCCTGTACGTCTCACCACCCTTATGGTCGTGGAAAACCTCGGTGGTGAGTTAATCAAATTCATCGCGGAGGCTGCCATCATGGCTACTATCCTTACCCTTTCTCACCCTGACGTAACCATCGAAAATGGTCGCGCTGTCACTACGTCTGTTGCGATCGCCGAGTTCTTTGGCAAACGCCACGAACGAGTGTTGGATAAAATTCGCAATCTGGACTGTTCAGCAAAATTCACTGAGCACAATTTTGTGTCGAGCGAATACACCGACTCAACCGGGCGCAAACTCCCAATGTACCAAATCACCAAAAACGGCTTCGTTTTCCTGGTGATGGGCTTCACGGGCAAAAAAGCCGCCGCATTCAAAGAGGCATACATTGCTGAGTTCGACCGCATGGAGGCCGAACTGCGCCAGAATAACACCCCACCTGCTGACAAGATGATTCCGGG